TACAACAACTGGCATCGCCATTGGAGACACACAGATGGTGATGCTATCCCGCCTCGGCTGGATCACAAAGCAGGCTTTCTCTCCCGTAATCAGGATGATTCGGGTGCGCCGCATCACTATACCGTCGAAGATTTCCCGGATGTTGCTGGCCCGCTTCGCCAGTTAACGGAAGAAAGCTACGAGGAGACATGCGCTCTGGTTCGCCGGGTGCTTAAGCCTTCCTATGCCGATATGGTCATTGCTATCCATATCGACGGCATGAAGATCGTGGAATACGCGGCACTGATCAGCGACAAACCGGACAACGTTTCCCATCGTCTACACCGGGCTGAAAAAAAACTGAAAGATTTTTTTGAAAAACGTCTTGTTTGACCCTCTCCCGTGGCAACGGGATGGGAGGCACAAAAAATCAGCCTTCCGGGGAGGTGAAGAACATGCAGCATAACCTGCGAATTAGTGTGACCCGCCATCCGGATACCGGCGGCGTGGTTGCCATCCGGAGTGTGTCTGTCCGGGAACGATTGCTTCGCTTTCTGCTTGGTGAAAAGCGGAAGCTGACAATCCTGGTTCCGGGCGATACGGTCAGCGGCATCGAGATCAGCGACATTCATGATGGAGGTATGGAACGTGAGACTGTACGAGGTTAACCAAGAAATCGAGAACTTGCTGGAGGCGCTGGAACCTGATCCTGAGACCGGCGAGATTCCGGCGAACGAGGACGAGATCATTGCCCAGATCAATACCCTGGCCATGAAACGGGAAGACATTCTGTCGTACCTGGCCAAGCTGGCGCTGGACGTGAAGGCATCTGTTCAGGCAATGAAGGCTGAAGAAAAGCGTCTGCATGACCGCCGCCAGAGCATGGAGCACAGACAGGAACGCCTGATTTCCATTCTGGATCGGGAATGCGGCGGACAGAAAACCGATCTCGGTGTGGCAACTCTCTGCTACCGCAAGAGCACCCGTGTAGAGGTCAGTGATGAAAAAGCCGCCATCGACTGGCTGAAAAAGACCGGCCATCACGACTGCTATCGCCAGCCTGATCCGGAGATCTCCAAGCTGTATGTTGGCAAACTGCTGGACGCTGGTGAGCAGGTGCCCGGCGTGGAACGCGTCACAGGCATTTCGTGTTACCTGCGCTGAGGAAGGAGAAACACATGCTGAATATCACATCCGGGCGGGTTGCCCGTCCACAGAAGCTGGTGCTGTACGGCGTGGAAGGCATCGGCAAAACCAGTCTCGCCGCACAGACACCGGACCCCCTCTTTATCGACACGGAAGGCGGCACTGCGCATTTGGACGTCCGTCGGCTTCAGAAACCTGCAACCTGGGATGAACTGATCGCCCTGATCAAAGAAGTTGCAGCGACTCCGGAAGTATGCCGGACGCTGGTTATCGATACCGCTGACTGGGCTGAACAGATGTGTATCGACTTCATCTGCGCTAAGTATAAGCAGCCTGGAATCGAGAGCTTTGGCTACGGTAAAGGCTATACCTATCTGGCAGAAGAATTCGCCCGCCTGCTCGCTGCCTGCGATGAGGTGATTCTTTCCGGCAAAAATGTCGTGATCACTGCTCACGCCAAGATGCGGAAGCAGGAGCTCCCTGACGAGCAGGGTGCTTTTGACCGCTGGGAGTTGAAGCTTTCTAAGCAGACGGCACCGCTGCTGAAAGAATGGCCGGATGCGCTGCTGTTCCTCAACTTCAAGACGCTGGTCGTGGCGACGGAATCCAATACGCACAAGGCACAGGGCGGCAAGCGTGTCATGTTCACCAGCCATCATCCGTGTTGGGATGCAAAGAACCGCCATGGTCTGCCGGAAGAGCTCGACCTGAGCTATGCCAGTATCGCGCCGATCTTCGGCGACGCGCAGGCAGCACCCAGGATGGCGTCCGCAGCACAGACACAGCCATCACCGAACGCTCCTGTGCAGCAGACACAGCCGCTCCCGACTGTAACGCCGGAAACACTGTCAATCCTGACGGGCTGGATGGATCAGAAAGGGATTAAGCCCGAGGAGATCCAGACGCTGGTAGCCCAGAAGGGACATTTCCCGCCGGAAACCCAGATTGATCAGTATCCCGAAAAGTTTGTGCGCGGTTGGCTCATGCATAACTGGTCTCAGGTCGTGGCGACCATCGAGGCCAATCCTGAACACACACCCTTTTGAGGAGGTAAAGCAATATGGCACTTGATAACAACATCATGGACTGGGGCGACACCATTGAAAACGACGGTCAAGAGTTCGTCGTCCTTCCCGAAGGTGATTATACCTTCACTGTGACCAATTTCGAGCGTGGCCGTTTTCCCGGCAGCGCCAAGATCCCGCCCTGCAACAAAGCGACTTTGACCATCCAGATCGACAACGATAAGGGCAGCGCCAATGCCCGCTTTGACCTGATCCTCTACCGCACCCTGGAATGGAAAATTGCTTCCTTCTTCCGCTGCATTGGCCAGAAGAAGCATGGCGAAAAGGTCACCATGGACTGGAACAAGGTGGTTGGTTCCCGTGGCCGGGCGCACATCAAGCCCCGCACCTATACCAAGGATGGCGAAGAACGTCAGGTCAACGATGTGGATCGCTTTCTGGACTATGACCCTTCTGTCGCCTTTGTTCCGGTAAAGAATGAGGAACTGCCCTGGGGCAACGGAGGATTTTGATCATGGCAATTGAGCTCAGACCATATCAGGCTGAAGCGAAGGATGCCATCCTGCAGGAATGGTCGGAAGGCCGGAAGCGGACGCTTCTGGTCTTGCCGACCGGCTGCGGAAAGACGGTCGTCCTTGCCAAGGTAGCCGAAGACCAGGTGGATCACGGCGGGCGTGTGCTGATTATGGCGCATCGCGGTGAACTGCTGGATCAGGCCGCTGACAAGGTAAAGCAAGTGACTGGAATCGACTGTGCCTATGAGAAAGCAGGCACTTCATCGCTTGGCAGCTGGATGCCGATCACCGTTGGTTCCGTCCAGTCCCTGTGTCAGGAGAAGCGACTTCAGCAGTTTCCTTCAGACTACTACTCCTCCGTGATCGTTGACGAGGCACATCATTGTCTGTCCGATTCTTATCAGCGGGTGCTGGAACATTTCAGCGCCGCCAATGTGCTGGGTGTCACCGCGACGCCCGACCGTGGCGATATGCGCAACCTGGGCCGTTTCTTTGATTCACGCGCTTACGAATACACGATGTCACAAGCCATTCGAGATAAATATCTGTGCCCGGTAAAGGCTCAGATGATCCCGCTGAAACTGGATATCAGCGACGTGGGCATGAGCAACGGGGATTACAGCGCAGGTGAGGTTGGTACGGCTTTGGAGCCTTACCTCCGCCAGATCGCCCATGAGATTGCCGAAAACTATGCTGATCGAAAGACCGTCGTTTTCCTGCCGCTCATACACATTTCGCAGACCTTCTGTGATTTGCTGAATGAGATGGGCGTTCCCGCTGCCGAGGTCAACGGCAACAGCGCCGACCGCGCTGATATCCTTCGGGATTTTGAAGCAGGTCGTTATTCCGTGCTGTGCAACAGTATGTTGCTCACCGAAGGCTGGGACTGCCCGGCGGTGGATTGCATCGTTATCCTCCGCCCGACAAAGGTGAGAAGTCTTTATCAGCAGATGGTGGGACGCGGTATGCGGCTATACCCCGGCAAAGAGGAACTGATCCTTCTGGACTTCCTCTGGATGACAGAGCGGCATGACCTGTGCAGGCCTTCCTCCCTGATTTCAAAGGACACGGAGATTGCCGCAAAGATCGACAGACAGGTCATGGATGCCCCCTATGGCGTAGACATCATGGATGCCGAGGAGCAGGCAGAAAAAGATGTGCTTCAGGAACGGGAGCAGGCTCTGGCAAGGCAGCTGGCTGAAATGCGTCATCGGCAGCGGAAGCTGGTGGATCCTCTGCAGTATGCGATGTCCATCGCGGCAGAAGATCTGGCCAACTATGTGCCGACCTTTGCATGGGAGATGGCACCGCCGTCACAGAAGCAACTGCAGTTTCTGGAAAAGCGCGGCATCTTTGCTGAATCCGTGGAAAACATGGGCAAGGCCCGCCTCCTGATCGATCGGCTGATTCGCCGTCAGGACGAAGGCTTGTCTACACCAAAGCAGATCCGCTGCCTGGAACGCTATGGCTTCCGGCAGGTGGGCACTTGGAGCTTTGATCAGGCAGGCGCGATGATCTCCCGCCTCGCTGCGAACAACTGGCACATTCCTTTTGGACTGAATGTGTCCGCATACAGACCATAATGGGGGATTCGATATGAACAATATACTTTCTGCCCTGAACCGCATTTCCTGCGCTGATCTGACCCATGACGAATGGGTCAGGGTCGGCATGGCACTGAAGGCGGAGGGTTATGACTTGAGCGTTTGGGATGAATGGAGCAGCCGTGATGCACAGCGCTATCATCCCGGCGAATGTGCCCGGCGCTGGAACTCTTTTCGCGGCAGCGATTCGCCCGTCACCGGCGCGACTATCGTCAAGATGGCACAGGATCGCGGATGGACTCCCTTTTCCGGCACAGACGGGTGTATGGCATGGGATGACGTAATCGAATATGACGGTGACAGCCAGCCTGATCCTGTACCGGCCCGGAAGCCTACAGAAGACCTGATCCTGTATCTGCAGACCCTCTTTGACCCGGATGACCATGTAGGATACGTCACCAATGACGCTTGGCAAAATGAGGACGGCAAGTGGGTGCCGTCCAAGGGCGTCTGCGACCGCACCGCAGCGGAGCTTATTGAATCCCTGCTCCGGCATCCGGATGATTTGGGAGCAACCGTAGGTGACTGGAAACCAGAGGCCGGTGCCTGGATTCGCTTCAATGCGCTGGACGGCGAAGGCGTCCGAAATGAAAACGTAGTCTCGTTCAAATACGCCTTGGTGGAATCGGACGCGATGTCGGTGGATGAACAAATCGCAATGTACCGCAGACTGGAGCTTCCGATTGCCGCCCTGGTTTCCAGCGCACACAAGAGCGTTCATGCCATTGTGCATGTGGATGCAGGCGATCAGCAGGAATACCGCAAGCGCGTAACCTACCTGTACGATTTCCTGGCCAGTCACGGTGTAAAGGTGGATACCCAGAATCGGAACCCCAGCAGGCTCTCCAGGATGCCAGGTGTGACTCGTAACGGACAGATTCAAAAGCTGCTCGGTGTGAACATTGGACGGAAATCCTGGGTGGACTGGATGGATTTCGTGGAAGGTGCGACGGACGAGCTTCCCGGTCTGATACCGTTGTCAGCATATGCAGCCGACCCGCCTGCGCTGCCAGAAGAACTGATCGAAGGTGTGCTTCGGCGTGGGCATAAGATGCTGATTTCCGGCAGTAGCAAGGCTGGAAAATCCTTTCTGCTTATGGAATTGAGCATTGCGATTGCAGAAGGAAAGCCCTGGCTGGGCTTCCCCTGCAGAAAGGGTCGCGTACTATACGTCAATCTGGAAATCGACCCTGCCTCCTGCGTGAATCGCTTTGTCAAGATTTATGAAGCACTGGGGTACAGCAGAGATCACATGGATGACATCATCGTATGGAACCTGCGCGGACATGCTGTGCCGCTGGATCAGCTGGTACCCAAGCTCATCCGCCGTGTGCGTGATCAAAAGCTGGACGCCATCATCATTGACCCGATTTACAAGGTTATCACCGGTGATGAAAACAGTGCGTCAGATATGGCAGCATTCTGTAATCAGTTTGACCGGATCTGCAATGAGACGGGCTGCTCGACCATTTACTGCCATCATCATTCCAAAGGCGCTCAGGGAGCCAAGAGGGCTATGGATCGTGCCTCTGGCAGCGGCGTGTTTGCCCGTGATCCGGATGCCCAGCTGGACATGATCGAGCTGGAGCTCAGTGACGAAGTCAGAAACATGATCGCGGATAAAGGCGCGACAGGATGGCGGATGGAGTGCAGCCTGCGCGAATTTCAGAACTTCACCCCCGTCGATTTCTGGTTTGAGTATCCGATTCATCGTCTGGACAACGGCGATTCCTTAAAAGCCATGCCTACGCAAGGCTCACCGGAAGCAGGCCGCATGAAGAACAGTCACAGCAAGTCCTCTGAAAATGCGGCTGAGGAATTCCGTAATGCCTTTTACGTGCAGGCAATCGATGGCTCCGTCAGTGTGCCGGATATGATGGCCTACCTCAACATTTCCGATAAGACGGTATATGCCCGCATCAAAAAGCTGGATGGCGAGTTTGTTCTGAAGAAAGGACGGGTCTACCGGGCTGAGGATGCAGAGTAATAATTCTTCTTCTACGCTGTCTTTATATACATAAAGACGAGAAGAAAGGGTCGTTACACTCCCGAAGTAGGTAGGACTCCTTACGTCCGTCCTACCTCTTCGAGGACTGCAACGGTAACTCCTACAGCGGAGAATACACATGAAAAGAAGAGGTTTAGAAAAATGATGGATTTCTTTCTGGATATACAGCCGCCAACCGTGACGGCGCAGGAGCACAAGGTCAGGGTTGTTCGCGGCAAGCCCATGTTTTACGACACCGCCAAGCTGAAAGCAGCCAGGAGCACATTTGAAAGCCTGCTGCGCAGGCACCGTCCTGCTACGCCGCTGGAAGGCCCTGTCGCCCTGATTGTGGATTGGCATTTTGCAACAAAGACTCATAAGGAAGGAACATTTCGGGTGACCCGCCCGGATACAGACAACCTGCAGAAGCTTCTGAAGGACTGCATGACCCACGTCGGATTCTGGAAGGATGATGCCCAAGTGTGCCGGGAGGAAGTGACAAAACGCTGGTCTCGCCAGAAGCCCGGCATTCACATCAAGGTGGTGAATATAGATGACGCCTGAAGAGAAAGACATTATGGCCGATATGTTCTACTTTCTCCGGGATCACAACGACCCG